TCTGCTGCTGCTTCCATGAGTTTGTTTGTTGCCATTGAATATCTCCTTATGATTTCTTATTTATAAATTTTAAAGTTTTCGTAGAAAGTTTTCAAAAAGTTGTAGCCCGACAGATTCAATATCTCTGCGGGAAGCTTTGCGAATTTGCTGTTTAGCATAACTAATATCCGATTCGACAAATTTTCCTTCTACGAACATCCATTCTTTGTTTTCCATGATGCCCTGAACAAATGCGCCAGGAGCAGAAGGATCAGCAACGATATCAGCAGCAGTTGCAAGGCGTAGATCGTCTTGTACTAGATTATAACCTTCTTTTGTCATTACGACAGAGCCTAATGCGCGGGATGAAACACCAAGACCGACACCAGACTCAATCAGATTTTTGGCAATCAAACCATATGGTGTTTCCATAATGAGTGCTTTGCCAATAAATGTATTACCATCTTCTGTCAAACTAGTAATCTTGTGTGACACACGTTCCAGATTTAATGATGGCGTATCTGGATGACCAAGTTCTCCAAGCGCACGATTTGTTTTAATGTATTCTTCATTGTATCGCGCAACTTCTTTGCGAAGGGTTTTCATTTCATACATACGATTGTTGCGATTTACACAATCTCCAACCAAAAATATGCCTTCAATATAAAGATTCTTTTTACCGTCTTCAGTTTTTTCGGTAAGATATTTTACATTTTCAATGTGTTCTTTAATGAGTTTCATAGAAGTCCTTAAACGCTATCTAATGCTGGAGTAAATGTTGAAGTTTTTGACATTTGAATAAACAGTGTGCCAGTAGCACCAGAGTTTGTAACAAATACATTTGATGTTGATGAGTTCGCAATTGAAGAATCAAGTTCAGTCATTGTAAAATTTGAAAAAGCTGGAAGCTCAAAAATCAAATTACCATTTGCATCATTACCACGATAAACTTTCCACACACCTTCTGTGACGCCAGAAACAACCGAAATGTCGGCAGACTGAACATTCTCACCAGCATTTTTAGCCATCTGTGAAAGATTGATTCGTGCATTACCATTGCCAATAACACGAATCAATGTTTTTTGTTTTAGAGAATTTGTAATTTCGTAATATGCCATTTTATTATATTCCCATAGATTTACGACGGCGCATTGACATCTTTCTCTTCATCAATGTTCGTCTTAATTTTGCTTTTCTTGTTGTTTTCCAAGAACGTTTTAACAAACGTGCTTTACGGAGTCTTACTGTTGCTGGTATACGTTTTACAGTATTACCAGACAAACGATATCCTTTTATTGCTGATCTGCGTACATTTTTTTGTACGACAATTTTACCTTTTTTATTGCGACGAATACGGCGACGAATCTTTTGAACTCTACCCATTTTAACAATATTTGAGTTTCGTTTCTTAGCCGCTTCTTCCAAAACTTCTTCATCAACTTCAATCTCTTCAAACATTTCATCGACAACAAATGGTTTAACTTCTTCAAGTTTATATGAAGCTATTTCGTCTAGTTTTCCAAAGATAAGTTCTTTGGCTTCGTCTAATTTATTCTGAAGAATTAACTCTACAAAATTCATGAACTTTTCCAAATGTTGTTACAGATTCGGTAAGTTGTTGCCAAAAAACTTCTTTGTTATCTTCTTCTAACCGATTGTATGTTTTTAAAATTTGATGTTTTGTTTCTTCGTTGAGTGAAATAACATTGCCGTCATTGAGCAATAATTCTTCACTTTCAACTAATTCTTTAATGTATTCTTCAGCTTGAATTGAAGAATCAATAGCTGGTCCATATGGTACACTAAAATACTTTTTGAGTTTGTCACTCCAGTAAAGTGCGACTCTCGTGCCATCTGGATATAATCTTACAGCTTTTCTTTTTACAACTAGAACAGCTGGTGGTTCAGGTACTAATGGAAAAGCTGAACCTACACTATCTGTTCTTGCTTCTTGCAATTCTTCACGAACTGCTTGTCTTGCTTTTCCAAAAATCTGTTTATTATTTGAAACCAAATCTACCATGCGGTTAAACAAATTACGCATGATTTCACGATCAGCATTGTTAAACTGTGGACGTTCTTCACCCATCTTATCTAAGATTTTATGAATACGAGCCAACTGCGCTTTATTTGCAAGACCGGCGCGAACAAGAGCGTCAAACTTTGAATAGTCCGACTTCTCTTCTTCTACGATAGATTTAAATTCAAGTAATGATTTCATTACTGTTCCATTGATTCTTCTTCAGACTCTTGCTCTTGTCCACCAAAAAGAGCAGATGCAATTTCTTGTTTACGACCTTGTAGCGCACCAAACGCTTTTGCGGATAAAACGTTTTCTATACTCTCTTTTGCTGCCACACTTTCACCAGCAGCAATATTATTAATAATATCTTGAATTTGCATAATAACCTTTCTTATTTGCGTCTATTATTTATACTAACCACGGATCTGTTTACATCGTCATCTAATTGAGGTGTTAATGATTCTGTTTCTTCAGAGTTATCTACCGTGTTATCTACAGGTGGAGCTTGAGTATCTTGTCCTGCCGGTTGTTCTTGATCAGCTTGTGCTTGCTGCATTGCCATAGGTCCTTGCATTTCCGGCGGAAGAGTCTCTTTTTCTTCTTTTATTTTTTCTTGCATCTCTTCAATCTCTTCGTCTGTCATCATCAATATCTTGTTCATGACATATTGATTAGAGAAATATCGACCAACAAATGGATCAATTATGCCTACCATTTGCAATCTATTTTGAAGCAATTCAGCTTCACGTAGTTCGGTAAAGTTATTGTCTTTACGGAAGTCGTAATAAATGTTTTCTTTGAATTCATCCCACTCTTTATATGTACAAATACCTTTTAATACTAATTGTATTTTTAACGCTTCATCGAATAGTTGAGAGAATTTGTTACGTAAACGAATAACGAATTTAGCAAATTTTAATTCGTCACGTGTTACTTCTTGTGAACGACCTAGACCAGCAAGACCACCTTCTTGTGATTCTAAGCGTGAATATGGAACGTTAAGTGATTGCAATAACTTCTTTTGAAAGTATTTTACATCCTCTAATTCACCAAGGTTTTGTCCAGCTGGTAAAGTAGTAATCTCTGTCCCTTTACCACCTTCACGACGAGGCAGCCAGAAATCTTCAAGCATTGACATATGCTTTCGTTCATCACGAAGTTCTCCAGTATTAGCATCGTAAACCATTTTGTTGCGATACTTAACCATGATGTCACGTAGGTATTGTTCAGCTTTACCTTTTGGTAAATTACCAACGTCGATGTAGAAAATTCGGCGCTCAGGCGCTCGTGAAATACGATAGATGACAATCGCATCTTCAATCATACGAAGTTGATTGAGGGACTTGATTGCTTTATGTAAATACGAAATAACAAAAGTATTTTTTGCATCCATCAAACCAGAATTAATATTAATAATAGATTCAGGTGCAATACGAAGACCCTGATTTACATTTGATGTAAATGTTTGTGTTGTTGTACCACGCTCATTAAATACATAATATTCAGCAGTAGATTGAATGACTAAGGCACCGGTTTTTGGATCACGATCTTTTTTAATTTCACGCACTTTACGTATCTTGCGTGGATCAATATAGCGCAACTCTTGAATACCTTCTTTTGGATTTTTATCGTTGACTACAACGTGATAAAACATTCTACCATCAATGTACCAACGTTTGAATAAATCATCTGCTAGATTTGAAAAGTTTAACATTCTTTGAACATTATCAAACTCTTCAATAATTTTCTTTTTAATTGATTCAGGTTGTTTCAAATTATCAAGAATAATGTCAACTACTTTACCTCGATCATCATGCGTGATAGCTTCGTTGACAATTTCATCAATAGCCATTTGGCATTCTGGATGATTAGACATTTCACGATAACGAGTGATAAGTTCAATTTCATTACGAACTGAACCTTCAAGGTCAACGTAAGTACCATAATACGCATTTTGTGTAATGGTAACAGCACCATCATCTAATTGTGCTGAGGAAGGAAGAACGAAAGATTGTTGCTCAGGTTTTTCTTGCTGAACAACGTCTTTTGAACCTAAAGTAAAGCCAAACAAACGGATAGCCATTAGACGTATCTCCAATTTATATCATTGTGTAATTTATCCCAATTCATTTTGTATATAAGCCCTTTAATTTGTTGTGTTGCTTTACAGATAATATTTTCAGAAAAAAAGGAACAACATGCTCGTGGTGTGAGCATGTTGTTTAACAAGAAAATACATTATCTTTAAATGTTATTGTATAGTAAAAATAAAATTACCGTTAAAGCTGGTTTTTTTATTTTTATCCTACTGATCCACCAACACCACTTGCATCCCACCACTGATACGCGAAGGTAACAGAATACTCTTCAATTGTATCATTTGATCCCCAATCCAAATCAATTGGCGTAACATCAGTTGGAAACATACCCGTAAATCTATATGTACGGAGTGGTGCTCCTACTTTTGAATAGTGGATAACTGTTGCGTCAGCGGTGTATGCACTAGGTGCAGCAGAAGCAAATCGTCTTACGTTATTCGCATGACCATTTATAGCATCTAACCATTTTTCCATTGTTGAACGAGTAAGAAAATCTTCATCATTTAAAATTGTTACTGTCCAATCGGCAAAAGTTCTGTTACCCGCAAGTTTCACTTCTCGACCAAAATATTGAACGGGTGCAACACCAATTGTAGATCCTGGTAATTGCGCGGTTTTACATGTAAACGCTAATTTACCTGTCGCTAATGTGCCTCCAGGAATAGTGCTTGGAAAATTGATGATACATTCAAATAAATTAGGTCTCGCTCCATCAAAAGCCATACCGAGATTACGAAATTCATTAATAGCAAAAGCTGGCATTTTTTACTCCTTTTTTGTAATTTTATTTAAACCGCACCAACTACTTCACTAAAACTTACGCCGGTACGTACCGCAACAAAATTAAGTTGAATAAAGTTAATTGAACGAGCAGGTTTGATATAGATGTCTCCAATAAATTCATTACGATCAATGACTTCACCTGTGTTGTTTGAATCATCGCAAACAACTTTGAAGTCTGTAATACCACGGCGACCTCTAACGTCACGCAAGAACGGCTCTACTAGAGCAACGAATTGTGCGCGTGTAAATTCATCATTGAATTCAAACAATGAGAAACGTGCTGCACGTGAAATCGCTTTTTCTAGTACAATGAATAAACGACGAACATTAATACGATCAAATGCTGAAGGTTTAGCTAACAAAGTTTTGTCGCCAAACAATACTGTACCATCACCTGGGAACTGAACAACAGGATTGATACTTGATTGATATAAATTGTCTCGTTTTGTTTTGTTTGGATTCCATGCTAACTTCACAACGTTTTTGATTTGACCACGATTTAGGCCACCAGGTGAATACCAAGGATCAAGAACGCTATCCGTACGGACACACAAACCAGCCATGTCACCATTGAGTGGTACCCAACGATAAGTGTCTGCGTATTTGTCATACTGATATTTATAACCAGAATCTAAGAATCCGTATGATGTAGAAGTTAAAGAATTACGGAATGAAATGATATCAATGTCTTCATTGTTGTAGTTATCAACAACGGCAGCTTTTGGCGGAGAAATAAACGCAACACAATCTTGACGAGTGATTGCAATGTTATCAACAACATAGTTAGCAATTGTTGAGTTACCTGTGCCTGTAACTAAAAGAGAAACATCCACTGTTTCTTTGTTGTTGAAGTAATCCCAACCTTGTGTGATTGCAGAAGTATAGTTTGCGTTTGTGCTTGTAACACCACCAGAAAGTGAGTTAGAACAGTTGCTTGTTAGTGTTTTGAATGAACTAACATTAGCAGAAGAACCCCACGCAGTTCCTGTGCCTAAATTTGTTGGGTGTGAAAGATGCCAAACAAATTGTGATCTACGATTGACAACTTCTTTATAGTAGTTAGAATTACCGCTATCGTCTTTTGCATCTAATGCTTTTGAAACGAATCCATATTTTTCAATAACTTGACCTGGAACGCCCGTCCATAAACCGTCTTCGTCTACAACGACAATGTGAATTTCGTCATTCGCACCACCTCTTGACGAAACAAAAGTTGATGTGTTTGGAGTTGCAGTAAATTCACTACGATATGGCCAAACACTGTATGTGTCTGCATCAGCCATAGAAACGAGTAAACTATTACCTAATGTACCAGCATATTTTGCTGCCCATCCTCCAGTGCCGCCATATGAACCACTGGAATACGTTGAGTGATTTGCTTCGTAATCATCATCATTTTGAACAAGAAGACCTGTTCCGTTTGCTGTAGAGTTCAGAGCACCATACGTTTTCGCACGAACAACTCTGAGTGTATTACCGTAAGCTAAAAAATTTGCTGCTGAAAACCAGTATTCATAATTATCTGCGTCTGGCTTACCAAACTGGTTAACTAAATCGACTTCACTTGCAATAGTATAAATTTTATTCATTGGGCCCCAAGCAAATGGACCAACAAAAGCGCCAGCAGAAGCGCCAACATTTGGAACAACCGTAGTCAGATCAATTTCTGATACGTTTACTCCAGGTGATAACTGAATTGGCATTGGATTTCTCCTTTAGTGTAAAAGCATTTTATTTTATTACTTTTGATACTGTATTTAGTTTTTTAAAAATTTGATGGTAAATAGCCAGCTGGAGGTTCCCACAAGTCTCCATCAGACACCTCAGCTTCTCTAATCAATCCATCTTCAATAAATCCAAATGAAAGCATACTCTCATCTCCAAGCAAATTTTGCTCGTCTAGCATCACTTTTCGAATATCAATCCTTGTCTCATCTTTAAAAAAAGTCTGCGCTGTTAACCAAGCAAATGTAACTAGGCCCATAACGATGTCATCATTATTTCCTTCTTCAGCAGCGTAAGAATCTCTAGTGCGAACAAACGTGTTTAGTTCAGCAATTGTATTGAAATCATTAATAATTAGCTTGTCATTTTCAATCAATGTCTTCAGATTAGCGCATCCAATCTTTTTTACAGACTTGGTTGTTTTGATACCAAAAGAAACTGATCGTTTGAAGCCAGCAGAGATGCTTTGGCCTTTAATATGATGATGTTCAATTCTGTAGATGTTTCCGTATTCTAGATCGTAATGTAAAATATCTACAACTTGTTGACCTATGTTATTTGTTTCAATCAGAGCATAAGCTTCATTATATCTGTTAGCCAAAGCATATACTACTGTGGGTAAAAATAATAACGGTAGCTTATTATTTCTATATAAAGCGACTTGTTTGTAAGGGGCTTCTGTAGCATCAATAATGTTGATGGTGTGATAATCTAAACTTACGCCTTCTGAACAGTCTACCGTTGCAATGTAGATTCTTCCTGGTTTCGGATCTTCGTAAATAGCAAGATTACCATCATCTTCAATACGGATTGGATCGTGAAATGCAAGTGAACGAAGTTTAGCACCAGAGATAAGTGTTGCTGAAGAACCAATGAACTCGGTCTCAAATTCTTGTCGAAACTGTTCTTCAGATGTATTTCGAATAGTTTCTTCTTTCCACTTTTCATCACGTCCTGGTACCATTGACCAGTGAATTTCCAGTGTTTTATATGTTGAACGTTTTTCAATTGCATCTGTCCACATCTTGTAGAACAAATTCAAACCGTTCGGAGTAGAAACAATGATTACTTTTGACGTTTTACCAGATGATATAACAGGATAAGTAGAAGTGAAAAAGTCCACTGCCATGTTGTGTGGTACGAATGCAAACTCATCAAGAAAGATTAGATTGTATGAACCACCACGAACGCCCGAGTTTGAAGTTGCATATGCATAAATTTTAGAGCCATTTTCTAACTCAATGGACCTTTTGTTCCAATTGATTATACCTTGTTGCAACCACATAGGTAAAAATTCATATGCTTTTTGAACTTTTGATAAAATATCTTGTGCAAGTTGAAGCTTGTTTGCGAGAATGCCAATGACAAATTCTTCATTGAATAGCGCAGACCAAAGCATATATCCAACAGTTGTAGTCGTTTTACCCACTTGGCGCGGCATCTTTGCAATGACAAAACGATTACTGTGAAACTGTTTCACCATGTCTTCTTGAAAGTCCCACATTTCAAATGGTACAAGACCACGATCTACGTTGACGATCTTGACGTAGTTCCGTATAAAATACACTGGATCTTCAGTGCATTTTACAATTTCTTTAAGTTGTTCTTCGGTGTAGGATAATTCAACGCCGACTCGTTTAAGCCTCGCATTACCAAGATATCCGTCATCCATATTTTATCTTGTGAAACTCTTCAACATCCAACCATGTTTTTGATGAGCGTCAAGAATATCTTGAAGAAAATTACCCACTGCTGGTTCATCAGCGGCATCAGCTAGTGCAATACCAGCACGAAGTTCTGTAATATATTTGTCATTATCGGATGCAAGTTCAGACATCATGATGAGAGGCGATGGAATGGCTACAAGTTCATCAACTTTTGATAACTCTATCATTCTTGCCAAAGTTGTAGGAGCATATGATCCTAATGCACGAATGTGTTCAGCAATGGCATCAGTTTGTTCATATACTGCTGCATAAAAAGCACCAAGAAAATTGTGATATTCTGCAAAGTTAGGACCTTCTACATTCCAATGAAATGAATGTGCTTTAAAATACAAACCAAAATTTGTACCTAAGATAACTTTCATTTGTTCTATTAATTGTTCCATAATTTTATTTATTCCCTTTAATCATTTTAAGTAATTCATTTGTAGAACCAACAAAGACTGCTTTATCTATGTTAACTCCTTTACTAGTTTCAGACTGAGGTGCAAGCTCTTTTTTACGTTTCTGAAGTTCTAGTAAATCTTTGTTCATCTCAGCTAAGTTTTTCATCATAGTAGCTAAGACTTCATACGCACGTGGTGATTCGGATTGATTTGCAACAGATGCTAATTCTCCTAATGCTTTATTACCACTTTCAATAAGTGTACGCATATTACCTCTTGCAAATTCAGCATCAGCATCAATTTGATTAACACTATTATCCACTACAGCAGGTAATAAGTCAGTAGAAGTTTCTTCGATTGGATTAACATCAAAAATCTCAGATAAATTTTTATTTAATTTTTTCATAATGTGCTAGGCCATTTAGATATTTCTTCATCATATCCAAAAGAATTTTCTGGAGTGGCTGAGACTGGATCTGGTTTGACAGCAACAGAAGTCGCTGTTACTGAATTTATGTCTAATGATGTTACATTGTATTTTGCGCCAGAATAATCGCCACTCAATACATAACCTGTATCAACACTTTTATTACCATCAGTAATAACTAAAGTGCCTAATGCGTTGTTGCTGAAATATTCTACGGTACCAAAGAAACCATTTGCTGTATCACGAAGGGTTTCTCCTGTAGTAAACACATTATTACCATTTGCATAGTCAACATACACTGTTTGATTATTCTTATTAGTCAAATTAATAATAACATTTGAATTTGCCGATGCAATAATGTTTTGATTTTTGACTGGAGGCCAGATAAAACTTTTTGCCGTAAATGATAAATCCCAAATAATCAAACGAGTTGTTCCTTCAGAATCCACTCCTTCATAATCAACAGTTGAAGAAACGGAATTGAGTATGATAGGAACATTATGTTTTTGGCTCATTGATGGAATAAAATTTACTACCACAGTAAAATCAGGAGTAAAAAATGGCAATATCTGCTCAAGTATTTGTGTCCCGTCTTCAATATTTCGTGCGTAAATGGATAAACTAAACTCAAAATTATATGGTACAGGAACATATTGAGTATTTGTAGTTGTGCTGGTTGCAGAACTAAAGTTTTTGATTGTTGATATTTGTTTTCGAGTTGCATCATATTCCAAACTGTCAAGATTAAATGACATACGAGGAACAAGTGTGTTGATTGTTTTGACAAGGTCAGGATCAGATGTTAATCGCGTGAGATAACGTTCTTTTGCTCCATATGACAGAGGCACTTTAATTTTTTCTTTTGGAATACCAGCTTGTGTGTATCGGACAAGTTCAATGTCGTTGAAAAAAGTACCAAAAGTAATGACCATTTTTCGAATGGTACGATGATAAAATTGTGCGTTACCTAACATTATGGTTCACCAAATGGGTTTGTTTCCGAAAAATCAATGATGTTATCACTAGCTGCTTCAATTCGTGCATTGTCAATGATGTCTTCATATGCATTATTTTGAGTTGCTGCATCTGATATTAATGTGATTGACCAGTTGGCATTTGATATGCTTCCTTTTACTGGCACAGTAGAAACAAAATTTCCCTGTGTGCGATAGATATCAATGTGTGTATTTGGATTAAAATCATACACTAATGCTTGTGCTGTAGCGTTTGCAAGAGAAGAACCTTGATATACAATTTCATCATTAACAAATTTACCTGTTCCGCCGCCAGACAATGAAATCCGAGTTCTTGGATAATAAGCTTTCATCGTGTTATCAATTTCAGGAACACCAGTTGCAATAATTTCTGAAGAGAATACATATTGTTTCATTTTTAATGCATATACATAAACATTACCGCCACGCCCACGACCCAATGTGTAATACATTGCTTGATTACTTTCATGTTCAACATAAGTAACTTCATATATTGAGGTTAACATTGGAATGTAAATTAAATCACCCTCACGCGGCCGAGTGTAACCATTTACTGCATAACGAAAACGAAGCCTTGAAACTAAGAAAGTTACTTCATCCCGAATTTCGAGACCAAACTTAGAGATAAAATCTCCTTCACCTTCCATTCCAGTAACATTTTCAAGATACATTTCAATTGGACATGCTGTACGATATTCTTTGAGGGTATCTTCTCCAAATAAATAATCTACTTCATCACGTGTTGTTCTAGGTAAATAATACACATCAAGACCATAAATCTTGAGTGCTTCGATTACCAAATCTTCAACAAGTAACTGTTCCGAAGTAACAGAGTTACCATTGCCTAAACGAGATGGAAAAGGATTAAAATAAAAATTGGTAGCCACAATTATCCTACAAATATCTCAGATGGCAATGAACCCATTTGATACATTTCTTCTTCCATTGCTTTGAGTTCTTCTTCTGCTTCATCAAAAATCTTTTGCCCATTGAGTGTTACTCCACCTGGCATTTGAACGCCTTCGAATTTTTTTAAATTGTTGCCCCACTGCTCTTTAATCTTTGCTGTTGCATATTTTTTTAAAAATCGATCATTGTAGATATCTGTTAACCCATCCATTGTCATTGTTGAAACTGTATGTGTCAAAGTTGGTGGATTAACTAAATCTAAACTCGTTGGTGAAGCAATGTTTTTTACTTGAACTGATTCATTACCAATATTGATAAAGTCAAAAGGCACAATCTCTTGATCAAATTTTGTGCCAGTTCCTGTAATGGTTTTTGATGATGGATTACCAGCAACAGTTCCTGTTAGTGTAATTGCGTCAGGACTCAAAACACGATAACATTCTACGATTACATAATCTCCTGGTCGCACATCACGTGTCCAATCAATATCTAAGAATACTTTGTTTTGATGACGATTAAAACGAAACTGTGGTGTGCCAGAAAACAGCAAATTCAATGTACGCAAATGTTGCATAGTAATTTCATATGATACATACGAAACTGATGTGAAGTCATACAAATCATGTAAACGCAATTGATAACGTAGATCAAACATATTAATTGATGCATTTGATTGATCAAATGGGAATATTCCAATAACAAACTGAACTGCGTCTGGGCAATAAATCCATTGACGATCAATATCTGCTTGTGTAATTTGATGTTTCATAAACAGTTTTTCCGTGCCGTCATAGTGATAGTCACGCCAAAACTGAATAGCTTCGTCAATACGATCTTCTACTTGATCATCATCAACATTAATTTCAATGACAGGAAATCCAAGCTTTCGTAAGCAGTAGTCTTTGAATTGTTGTCTTGTAGTAAGTTTAGCCATAAGTGTCTATTTGTTTTAGTTATTTATTTACGAGTATGTGCCTGTACCGGTAACAGGCAAATGCGTTATTTTAAAGCTGCTGCCAATACGAGGTGTTATTGTACCAGCACTACACTCAGCAGACAAATAAACATTATGTGATACTGTATTATTTGCCCTGACGAATCCTTTGATTTGATAAACATTAATTGTACCGTTAACTAAGCTTAATGTTGCAGGTAGTGCAACTGGATCAACCGTGCCGACAGTTCGAGTGCCTGTGTGTGTTGGAGTTGCTAAATTAGCTGAGCCGCCCATATAATATGCATTAACTAAAACTGGATTTGCACCAGCAAAACGCAAATAAAAAGTCACTGTTCCAGCAGTTGTCTTTAAGAAATAAATATTCCATTCTAGTTCATAAGTGCCACCAGCTGACAGAACTACACCTTGAGAATTACCCATAAATGGTAGTTCGTCGGTGGCTATATTATAACTAGAGTTTGCAGTCAAATAACGATATTGTGTAACAGGAATAAATCCTCTTCCTTGAGTAGTGTCAATAACTCCATACAAAATATTATCAAAATACTCGACTACACCATTAGCGGCAGTGCTCAATGCTGTGTTTGAAAATTTTATAAAATTGTTTATTTGAACGTTTGCAGTTTGTAGATTACCTGTTATGTTTACGTTGGCAGTAATTGCACCGCCGGTGTTAGAATTCAGTGAATTGTTTGCACGTGTAAATGCCGCAGTGATACTATTATTCTGTGTTGTATCTGTCGCAGTAGCAGCATTAGCAGCAGCAAATGCTGCGTCAAGTCTTGGACCAATTTCAGTACCACCATCAAAGAGATTATCTGCATAAAGAGATCCTCTAACACCAACGCCACCAATTATAGTAACAGTTCCTGTTGAATTTGATGTTGCTGGCAATCCAGTAGTCGAATGACTTCTTACATTGAATATTTCAGTTGCTCCATTGGACACCGCAATATTTGCACCAGAAATTACAATATTACCTGAAATAGTTCCACCAACGTTAGCATTTAGTGAGTTATTCGCACGAATAAATGCAGCAGTAATGCTATTATTCTGTGTTGTATCTGTTGCTGTTGCAGCATTAGCAGCAGCAAATGCACCATTGGCATATGTGCTTGCAGAGTTTGCAACATGAGATGGTGTATTTGCAGCAATGGCTACACCATTGGCAAAGTTAAATGACGAATTAGCGTGAATAAATGCAGAGTTTGCATATGAACCGGCAGATAACGCTTTTTCATCAGCAGTATTAGCAGCAA